AGAAGAACTGAATTATCTCCCTAGATTTTTCGTAAGAGTCAATGACACGCCACTTACCATTGCGAGGATTTTGCTGCCAGAAAATAAGTGCCGTCCCATCAAGTCCGAAATCCCATGAACAGTAGAGCTGTTGGTTTATGAGGAAGGGGAAGTCTCCATAAGCTGCTGATTCTATTTCAGGATATACACGGCCAGTGATCGAGGTTTCCCAGTTGACCATAATTTCTCGATTGAAATCGTCAGTTGAACGACGAGTTCTTTGTTCGTCAAGCCATTTTCTCGTTTTACGGGGATCCAGCTTGTAATCAAGAGTAATGAGTTTAATCTTTTCCCCGTCTTTACCAAAACGTAACCTTTTAGCTTTTGATGGTTTGATTCCAGGCGTTGTCGCAATAATGCGGCAATTAGTGGTATCGGCTGTTGCCCCCCAGACAGCATTACCTTCTTCCCAGAAGGCAAACTCATCGAGGAAGATTGCCCGCTGTCTACCTCCACGAGAGAAGTTCGGATTTGAAGATTCACCACTGATAGCGTTACCATTCTCGACGTTGACGAGAGACATGTACGTGAAGTGACGATCTCTGTTCCACCCTTTAGGGAGGAGGAACGTCGGCATGCGTGAGATCATATAGTCTAATTTTCCGAACAGGGACTCTTCCTTATTACCTGTTGTACCACCACGTCTGTTATCCACATAGTCTTCTTTACGAGATCCGATAAGAAAGTTTGAGGCTGGTTCATACAACCAGAACCATAGAAAAACTGAAAGGATTGTGTAGGTGACTCCCATCTCACGGGTCTTATCAATAAAAACATCTTCACCTTTTCGGATAGCATCGACAATATCACGGACAAGTCTTTTCTGGAAAGGGAACATTTTGAATCTGAGATGGAACGGCTCTTGCTTCGGATTGAAGGTATAAAGGAAAGTATCAATAAAGTATACGGGGTCTTCTGAGGCCATTTTCGCCATCTCTTTTAGAGTATCCTGTACCTTTTTTGTTTCCGCATCGGACAAAAGTTTTGTTGCCATTGATTTAAGAATATCACAAACCTCTGCGGTTCATGTTACCATCTAACTACATATGATACATACAAATAGTAAAGGATTCAAATACTACCTGCATAGAAAGACCACCGTTATAGGCCGGAACAAAGTGTCAGTTGCGACACACTTCTTTTGTAAAGATAAGAGAGATGGCTATTGTTCAGAACTTCCTGCTCATTTAACTGTGATAGAGACTCAATCAGGACTTCCTTTCGTCAAAAAGAAGTAAAAAAAGAAGTAAAAAGAAGTGAGTACCTCTCCTTAAGTGCTTCATTTGAGAAATTGGAGTTAGCACAGGAGATGGCCTGGTGCTTATGTATCATCAAATCACGAATACTCATCTTTGCGATCCAATCAATTTTAGCTGCATATTTTTCATGATCTACTGAGTGATAGTCGATAAGTGTACGAGCCATGAACTTCCCTTTGTAAGATGCTTCAGTGAGCCATTCTTTGGGGAGGATTCTATCATTAGGGGAGATATCGGACATCAATACAGGGAGACCTGATGCCAGGGCTTCATTCATTGGGAGGCATAGTCCACCCCACCGACGAGGAAGAAGGAGAGCATCAAAGTTGGTGAACAGGGAGCTATTTTCTGTGGAGTTGCCGATCTCATAGGTCACTCGTGGATCATCCAGGAAAACATCCATCGAGAGGTTGTGTTGAGAGCGAATGACGAGTTCAAAATCTTCTTTACATTTGGGGATAGAGTCAATCAGGTCGAGCGTTCCGTTGCGGTCGGCTGTTGCTGCTGTCCCTATGATATGGAGGAACCTACATTTCCCTCGCTTACCTCTTCTTTTCATATTCACTGTGCGAGCTTTGTCAAATTCAGCCATATCCATTGGTGGTGGAAGATGCTCAACGCAATCTTTTCCGAATATCTCTTCCATCTCAGCCAACTGCCAATAAGAGGGCATTAGAAACTTATCAGGAGTAGGAAGCCAAGGTTGAGCTAGATTTTCACAGAACTCGTAATTACTTTGGCAGTATATCTTAATTCCCTGCTCTTGACCCCAGTGGACAATACCAAAATTATAGGGATTCTCTACAGTGAACACATGTGTTAGGTTTTGAAGAAACTTCTTCACTTCATCGTTATTTGGAAACCCATGCACAATGAAATGAGGGTAATCTTTATACCACTCAAAATGCTGCTCTTTGTTCGTGGAGAATCCTGACGAGTCAATGATCATAATCCGCTCAGGCTTTAGAAAGTGAGCAAGTCTTCGGGTTTGAGCACCAAGCCCGCCATCATTTGCAAAGGCTATAAGCCCCAGATTTCGTTTTGTCACCATATTTGTTTTTCATCAAATTTTTTATCCTTACCTCGGCCATCAAGATTTAATGATCTCTTAATGTTTTTTTTGTCAGGCTCATAAATAAACAATCTCCAGTCGTTCCAATCACCTCCAACACATTTTCCGTAAATAAAGTCCTCGATAAAACAATTAGATTCATCTGAAAAGAACTGCATTATATCTCGGTAAAAGTCCGTCCGTGCAATGTGTGGTCTCTGACTCCATTGTTTCGTTGCAAGGAGGTTGGGAAGGTTATGTTCTTCAAGCATCAGGTGCTTATGTTCTTCTGGAACCTGTGCCTCAAAATGGAATCGTATTACGTTCGCATCACCTTTCATGAGTGATAGGCATATGGAAGCCCAGTCAATTGGTTCATCTGTCACAAGAGGTGTGTCATGCTCAACGTACATCACAAGTGGTGTGTGGACCCACTTGAGGGCTTCTCTCATCATATGAGCTTGGTGGACATGCTCGGAGAAAACCAAAGGAATAACATTCTCATACTCAAAGTTACACTTCCACAGAGCCTTTCTCGTAAACTCCATGTAATCTGCACGCATGTACTCCTGTTCAGGTCGAACGGAATCGAAGGTGAGGATAATATCCATATTGGTATGGTGTCTAATTGAAGCTATGGTGGCATCCAGAATGCTGCTATCGGGGTGTGAAGGGATAGGGGAAGTTGATATAACGACTGTCATAGCCTCGTTGATATCGAGAATATCCTTCATCTGTTGACGAATGGTCATCTTCTTCCTCATCCACCACGAAAATACCTGGTTTGCAAGATTTGGATCTTGAGCTCTATCTATCGCCTCTGGAAGCTCCTTATAACTGGAGATGATAGGGAAGGGTGCATGAGGGAACAGGCGCTCCCAATAGTTTCCCATGCCTTGAGCTGAAAAACGATCAACGATTGGAACCGCTCCAGATTCAAGAGCTTCATAGACCCGAAATGAGTCCTGGGTCACGTTCCCTGGAGGACAGGGGACAGCCTTTGAATGAGCCATCATGTCGAAATAGACTGCTGGATCGAGTCCCGTGGAGAATGCTTCTGAAGGGAAAAAGAGACTGGGGCTGTTGTCGCAGTGTACGATTATATCTCGCATTTGCGCACGACGGATATGGTTTATCTGCCCTGCATAAAACCAGGGAAGAGTCTTTTTTACATATCCAATCTGCTTTAATGTTGGTCTTGTTTTCGGTGTATAACCTAACGGAAATGTTCCCTGGTACTGTACAAAAGTTACCATGTCCGGATGTTCTAATTTATCTACGGGGAATTTTCCCTCCTCATCAGATGATATAAAAACCAGCACTTGTTTTCTTGTGTTTATGGCCATGTTTATATCATCAACGAGTGAAGCCTGATACGCTCCAGGGACGACAAAAACCTTTCGATCTGAGTCTGGAAGGGAGCAGATTATATCACTTATAAAGCACTGGTCCCAGTACCCCTCTGCTGGGGTTTCTGGTCTAAATGATATGTAGTTAATTTGGGGCATAGTAGAAATGTGCCTCATGTTGGTAATCGAGATAGTGCTCGACATAGCCACGATCTGTGATCCATTGCCTTACTTCATAGCTATACTTTTTGTACTTGTCAAACATAAATTCGGGGTGTACTGACAGCCATATCTTTGGTTTCAATGATTCAATTGTTTTCTGTGCTCCTTGTAGCACTTCCCATTCTGAACCTTCTACATCAATTGAGAGTGCTGATGGTTGCATGTTTGGCTGAGACTCTACAAGGTCGTCGATCTTTATCATCGGAATACTCCCTGGAAAAGCAAGTTCCTTAAAGCCATGATCTGAGATGACCTTGCCTCGTGCTGACTCTGGGAATCCATCTCTTATGACTGGAACTTGCTCTGAGGTCTCATTGGCAGCAAATCCTGAAATGACAGCGAGTGGAGCCTTTAGCTTATTGGCACTCCAGATGACAGCTGCGTTTGGCCAGACAAGATCATTTGGCTCAAACATGACAACCCGTGCCCCCCACATCTGGCAGAGTGCGGGCATCTCCCCTTCTTCTGAGCCGACATAGAAAATGGTATCTCCATCCCCTAGATTGGTGTGCATTGACTGGAGTCTGGCTTTCTCCCAGCCCTTTTCTGTGTACCACTCCGGCCTATCCGCTCGATGTTTCGGTAGTATAATTTCAAATTCACCATTAATTGTTACCTTCTTCATTTCAACTTGTGTGTCCATATATTGTTTCAATAATTTCTAAGGCACGATTTGTATAGGTATCGTGTTTCTTGACATGCTCAAAGCAATTCTTGCGTTTCACTTCACGCTCTTCTTCATTCTCTACATAGTAGTCTATTTGACGCTTTAGGTCTTGTAAATCACCAGCTATATAGCTTTCGTGGGGAATATCCTGTCCTTCTGTCTTCGGGTGTAATAAAAAGCCACCCCTGCCACACGTTTCTGGTACTCGATCACTCCAATAGTTGGGACGACCACCAAAACAGGAATCACCAACTACGATCTTTGCCGTTGCATAGAGGTAGTTAAGATCCATCCCTCTTATTGTTCCGTACTTGATATCCCTCTTGAGATTATCGGAATCTCCCCCATAATGGGCGAAACGATCTCCGTATGTTTCTCTCAGAAAGTCTATGAGCTGAGGTCTTCCTGGGTACTCTGGATGATATCCATACGAGCCGACAAAGACTATCTCATGAGGGTAGAGGAGTTTATCCCCTGAAACCATCCGACACTCCCTCTCAACAACGCCTGGCTTTAAGAAATGCCAGTTGAGATTGTGCCTGTTGTAGAGTGCGACCGCCTCTGGAGAACCGTCTGCCATAAAGATGTACTCCGTTGCCCACGTTGCCTCTCGACCAACGTCCACGACCCGATCAAGCCACGCCCATCTATCTAAATGGACAGATACTGTTGGGACTCCCATATTTTTACACTGCTTAAAAACCTCCACAAGATGTGGGATGTTCCAGCCATGCGTGTGAGAATAGAAAAGAATTTCAAACTCACGATTCTTAAGATCCGCCATCAGACGGTCAAATGTTGTTTGCGATTCCTGATACGTGATAACCTTATAGCCAAGCTTCTCAAAACTCCACTTCCTGTCATTCTCGGTAGAAAACGACGGCGTGAAGTTCCCGATGAACCCGATTCTGATTGGAGCACTTCTGCCTAAAACATCTCTATTTGCGCTATATTTCATATACCATACATGATGACATAACCGCAGAAGGAATGCAAGTTATACCTCATGCTATACCTCATGCTACGCCTTATGTTACCGTGTAGCATGGGAGTGTAACATGAATACAGCTGGCGTGCAGCATGAATACGGACGTATCTTACAGACTTATAGTAAAAGAGTCCTTTTTAGTGTTTTGAGGCTAAAAGT